TTCTTGCTCGCCCCCGCCGACGCGAGCACGAGCTCGTCGGTGTCGGCGAGCGTTGTGGCTGCTGTCAGGGCGCTAATTTTCGTGTCGGCCATCCGGGTCCCCTTTCCTTGTTTAGCCGTCCGTGTCCACCCAGACCGCGCCCAGCGGGGCGCCAACCGGCTCGCTTGTTTGCTCGTAGAACGACAACCCGGCCGGCGCCGCGGCCCACTTCACCCCCAGCGTCTGGGTTGAGTCGGCGGTGAGCAGCTGCCCGTTCGAGCCGACCGGGAGGCGCGCGACGGTGTCGGCGGCGGAGGCGGCGATCAGGTCGCCTTTTGCGTCGGCGATCGTCGCGGGGATCCCGCCGGAGGGCGCCGCCGCCCACTTCACACCCAACGCCTGGGTTGAGTCGGCGGCGAGGATCTGCCCGTCGCTGCCGACGGGGAGCCGGCCGGCGCTGTCGAGGCCGCTGCCGGCGACCAGGTCGCCTTTCGCGTCGATCAGGCCGCCGATCGTGTTCGCGATCTCGACGTCGAGCACGGCCGGGTCGCCCGGGCTCGGCGCGGTCTGGACGCTGATGCCTTCCCCCTCGACGAAGTTCAGCGTCGTGAAGGTCACAGCCAGGTGCTCCACGGCGGACCCCACGCCGGGTCAGCCTGCGTGTTGAGCACGAAATGCGGCTTGTAGGTCGTGCCGGGCGCGCAGCTGAACGTCAACGGCACCGACGCGTCGTGCCAGCATTGCGCGACCAGCCGCATCCCGGCGCGGAGGGACTGGACACCCCCGATGTACGGGAGCCAGTCGTAGCCGGTCGGGTAGAACGCCAACCCGAAGTTCGGGAGGAAGAAAATGTCGGGGTGCGTCCCGGTCGACCCGGTGTCGCCTGAGGCGAACACGGTGATGCCGGGGCCGCGGAACACGTCGGTCATGCCGCCCTCGGCGCCGGCGCCGTCCGCCTGCTCCGACCGCACCTCGAGCAGCGTCCGCTGGTGGGTGGTCTCGAGCACCCGTAACGCGCGGTGGCTGGTGGCGCCCTCGACGATCGGGTTGTCGATCCGCAGGCAGATCTGCAGCATCGCTTCCGCCAGGAACGGCATGTCGTGCGGGACCGTGATCGTGTGCGGGCTGTCCGCGTGCAGCCAGCCGGCGGCGTCCGGGTCGCTGATCGGGATCTCCGCCCACGCCGACACCCCTGTTTTGTCGCTCATCCGTTCCATGTAGGAGCTCGTGAACGGGATCGTCGTCCACACCTTCGGCGCCACGGTGAACGTCGTGCCGTTGTGGAGGAACGGCTGGTCGATCATCAGCACGGTCACCGGGTCGGTGTCCGGCGGCGGTGGCGCCGGCGGCGTCGGTTTCGGGGTTTTCGCGGCCGGCTCGCTCGAGCCGTTCACCGTCACCGCGGGCGCCGGCGGTTTCACCCAGGCGACGTGGCCGCTGTCGTCGATACCCAGTACCGACCCGGGGCCGCCCGCGACGACGATGCCGGTGGCGGCGTCCGCGGCGCCGGCGTTGAACCCCTCCAGGATCTGGCCGGCCGTCAGGACAGCAGCGACGTACACGGCCCCGGCCAGCTCGCCCTGGAACGTGTACGCGTCCGCGGCGCCGGCGTCGAAGTCGGCGGCGCCGACGCGGATGCCGCGCGGGCCGCCGTGGAACGGCCCAGCCGCAGCGGACGCGACCATCGATCCGTTCAGGTACAGCTTGACGCCGTCCGCGGTGGAGCGGGTGACGGCGACGAGCGCCCAGGCGTCGGCCGGGACGGTCGGGCCGAGCAGGAAATCGCTGCTCGAGCCGTCGCCGGCGTTGAACGTGAGCTGCCGGGTGGTGTTGCCGATCTCCAGGATCCAGCCGGTGCGGAACACGTCCCAGGTGCCGATGATCGGCAGCTCCCACGCGGCGCTCGCGGCACCGTCGTATTTGACCCAGCACATCGCGGTGATCGCTGTGTGCGAGAACATGCTCAGCTCGTTCGCGGTGTTGTAGAACGAGTCACCGGTTATCGTCGTGTCGGCGCTCCCGTCGAGGTGGACCGCGTAGGCGAGGTCGCTGCTGTTCGGCCCGGTCGCGTGGTAGGCGGGGCTGCCGATCGGTTGCATGTCCGCGTGGAGTGCGCCCTGGTCGACGGCGTCGCCGGAGGCGTCCTGCAGCGGCCAGTACCCCCACACCCCCGGCAGCGCGAACACCCAGTCGTTGAAGCTCCCCGGCAGCGCGGGCAGCAGCCCCGGCACCGGGTCGGGGCCGCCCGCGACGTGGGTGATGCCGTGCATGCGGGGGTGCGGCGCCGGCATCAGGTCGGGTCGGGGTCGGGTGAGAACGGGTTCTCGGTGTAGTTCGCCCGCGGCGACACGTCCAATGCGAGCTCGACGATCGCGAACTCGGGCGGTCCCGGATGGGCGGTGTAGTGCAAGCCTTCGACGTAGAAGTCGGTGTTGAAACCGCCGCCGCCCGGGTGCTGCGTCTGCAGCGTGAGCAGGTCGCTGATCTCGACGCTCGCGAGGAAGTTCCAGAGCGCCGCCGCGTGCGGGTCGCTGGGGCGGCGCGACTTGAACACGAGCCGGGAGAGGCGCGGCTCGGGGTTCGCGTAGTTCGTGACGTAGTAGGACGCGAACAGCTTCGTCTCCTGCAGCGCATCGTTGCCGGTGTGGATCCCGACCACGGTCTGCAGCTGGTCGAACGTGATCGAACGCAACCCGAAGCTGGCGATCGCGGTGTCGTCTTTGACGTACTGGCCGGCGACGTTGTCCTTGTCGGGGTCGAGCATCCGCCAGCTGCCGTCCGCGTTCAGGATCCCCTGCGGCGTCGCGGAGCAGGCGTTGTAGAGGTTGTCGTCGCCGATCACCCATTCGAGCTCGGCGACGGGGACGACGCTGTGATCGGGGTCAACGGCGGGATCCCACGCGGACGGGTCACCAACGGTGAAGCGGCCGATCCCGTACTCGGCCACGTCCGGCCGGAACCGCGCCTGGCGGCCGTGCACAGTGAAGAGGCCTGCTTTCGACATCCAGGCGTTCCCGACGCCGGGGAACTCGCCGTCGACGGCGTCCCACACGGCACCGAGGGCGCTGGTCCCCGGACCATATGCTTTCGGGCCGAAGCGGGTATTGAGGGAGAACACGTCGCGGAGCTCGGTCGGCCAGTCGACGTCGCCGAGGATCGCGTTGATCCGGTCCGCCCCGGTGCCCAGGGTCAGGCCGTAGGCGACGTTCCCCTTGGCGATCTCCGCCGGCAACGGGAGCGCGCCGTCCTCGCCGACGATCAGCTCGGCCCGCTCGAGGATCGCGAACCCGTCGACGAGTTGCAGCTCGAGCTCGAGGTATTGGCGGGTCTGGTCGAGGCGATAGCGCCACGCCTCGACGTAGCCGCGGAACAGCAGCGACCAGCTGTCGTGTACCGGGTCGTGCAAGCTGACGGCGGCCTGCCTGCCCGGTTTGATGCCGGCGTTGTACGGGCTCGACGCGTTCGTCGGGTCGAACAGGCCGGCGCGGTCGACGATGTGAACGACGGCGCTGCCGGTGCCGGTTTTCGAGAACTCGTCGGGGCGGCCGCGGTCGATCTGCCAGTCGCGGACGCGGCAGCCGGGGAGCGTGTCGATCCGTGTCCAGGCCGGGTCGACGGTCATCGGCGCGTCGTCGAAGGCGACCGACACGCCGGGCGGGTCAGCCACGGAACCCGGACGTCTGCTTCGCGGTGCGCCGCCCCGCCCGGGCCTGCTGTTTGCTGACGACGGTCGCGACCTCCCGGCCGTCCATGTGCACGTGCACGTGCACCGGCTGGATCTCCGCACCGGCGATGTTCATGCCGAGCACCCGCCGCCCGGCCGCGCCGAGGCCGGTGCCGGCGGCGAGGATGTTCGCCAACTGCCTGGAGGAGACCTGCTGCAGCCCAGCCAGCGGGTCGACGTCGGCGTTCTTCTTGTTCAGGTCGCGGATCTTCTGCCGCGCCTCCCAGATCCCCCGGACGAGGTCGAGGGTGCGGCCCTCCTGCTTCATCCGGCCCTGCAGGTACCTGATGATCGCCTGCTGCGCCTTGACGTCGTCCCGGATCGTCTTGGTCGCGTCGGCGCGTTCGACGGCGAAGTCGAGCCAGCCCATCTTCAGGTCGATCGCGGCCTGCCTGGCGTCCTTCGCTGCCTGGGCGGCGTCCTCGGCGCGCTGCTTCGCCGCGTCGGCGATGCTCTGCCGGTCGGTGCGGATGTCCCGCGCGATCGACTTGATCTGATCCTCCAAAGTGAGCTTGCGGGTGATGTCCTTGGTGACGGCGATCCGGGCGGTGATCTGCGCCGAGATCTCGCGGAGCCTCCCGATCTGACCTTTCATCGATTGGATGTCCTGCACGTCGACGAGCTCGCGGCCGATCATCGCGTCGAACCACTGGTTCCGCTGCGCCGCGGTGATACCCGGCCGGACGGCCGCCCGCGGCGTAGTCCCGGGCGGCTTCGCGTAGCGGCGGGGGCCGGCGGGGTGGGGGATGTTCGCGGCGATATTCGGGAACTTGAAGTCGGGCGAGAACAGGTTCCCGCCCTTCTGGCCGCCGCCGCGTCCGGCGCCGACGATCTCCCCGATCGCCGCGCCGCCGATCCCGAGCAGCCCCTTCTTGATCCCGCTCGCGACGCTGCTCGGGATCGCGTCCCAGATGCTTTTCGCGGTCTTCGCTGTGTCGGCTGCGAACTGGAACGCGATCCCGAGCGCGTGGATCGACGCGGTGAAGTCGTCGATGATCTTCTTCTTGTTGTCGGGGTTCGCGAGCCACTCGTTGAAACGGACGGTGAGCTTCTTGACTTCCGGGTTGAGGGTTTGCGCGAGCTCGCCGGCGAGGTTCGTCAGGTTCCCTTTGAGGATGTCGATCTGGCCCGCCATCGTCTGCCCGTACGCTTTCGCGGCGTTCCCGGTCTCCTTCCGCACCTCGCGCAGGATGATCTTCTGCGCGTCGAGGAGGTGCCCGGTCGCGACGAGCCGGTTGATCACCCGCTGTTGGTCGGTGCTGAACGAGATCCCGGCGCGGCGGAGCGAGGTGACACCCCTGACCGGGTCCTGCAACGCTTTCCCCAGCTGAACGGCGCTGGTTGACAGGTCCTGGTCGAAGCGACGCGACAGATCCAGCGTCGACTTGATCGTTTGCGTGAACACGTCGTTGTTCTTGCCGGCGACGTCACGGACGTTGGAGAACGTGAGGAGGAGGTTCTCGGCGGCGGCGATCGCTTCGTCGTCGTAGCCGGACAGCTGCTGCATCGACGTCGCGAGCGTGTTCACCTGGCGGGCGGTGACGCCGGCGACCCGGCCGGTTGATTTCAACACGGCGGCGGTGTCGGCCGCGACGGCCTGCCCGGCCATCATCTCGTCGAAGCCGGCCTTCACAACGGCGGTGAAACCGGCGGCGCCGAGGAAGCTCGCCGAGGCGTAGCCGACCGCGCGGCCGAGGCCGTGGAAGCCGATGCTGGCGACGACGGCGCCGCGGCCGGCGTTCTCGATGTCGCGCCCGAACCTCCTTGATGATTTGCGGGCGTTCGCGAGCGACCGCTCGAGCGAGCTGCTGTCGCCGATCAGCTTGATGATCAGTTCTTGCGCCACGCCGTCAGCCCCGGTTGAACTCGGCCGCGACCCGGTCGAGCATCTCCTCCATGTTGCGCCGCACCAGCGGCGCGCCCTGCGTCTCGGCGGGATCGAACGCGCGTGTCCTGATCAGCGCCGCGAGGTTCGGTCGTTTGGCGGGACTGTCGCCGCGGCCCAAGCCGCGCTGTCTGGGGGCGACGTAGACGCTGGTGCGGGTGACGCCGGTCCGCATCCGCGACCATTTCGGCGACTTGGGCATGTTCCGGATCTGCCCGGCGGTGAGCGTCTCGGCGGTGCGGCGGACCGGCTCGACGGTGTCGCGGAGCTCCTTGCGGACGCCGAGCCGCACCTCGCGTTCGGCGAGCGCGAGCGCCGCGTTCAGCTGCGCGAGCCCCTCGACCGCGAGCGGCACCCTAGCCGCCCGGGTGGAGTTGGCTGAACAGCTGCACGCAGCCGAGCAGTTGGGCGGGGGTCAAGTCGCCGACCCCGCCGGGAGCGACACCGAAGTAGCCGACGCGGGCGTCCCAGAGCCGCTCGGGCTCGCTGTCGCCGACCGGCCCGAACTCGTCCTCGAAACGGGACCAGAAGAGGTCCCGTTCGCGGGCGAGCTTGACGCTGGGGGGCCGGCATCATCCTCGTCCTGCTCGGCCTCGTCGCTGTCGTTCTCGGCCCGGATCGAGCGGGCGAACGGCGCGTCGATGAACCGCTCGAACACCTCCGGCACCTCGCTGTTGTCGACCCGGCCGGCGCGGCGCAGCGCGATCACCGCGAACACGCTGAACAGCTCCGGGTCGCCGCCGTCGAGCCCGTCGTCGATCGTCGCGGGCATGTACCCGGACAGCCGTTTGATCCAGCCCCACTCCCGCGTCGTCGGCTCGGCGCCCGCCAGGTCGAACGGGTAGCGGCCGTCGTACGGCTTCACCCCTTCGATAACGATCCAACGCATTTACGGGCTCGGGGTGGTGAAGAACTCGAGACCGGCCGCGTCGGCGGCGTTGAACGTGACCGGGAACGTGTCGACGTCGCCGCGGGTGCCGCCCGGCCCGTACGTGTAGATCTGGACGTTCCCCCGCAGCTCCGGGTTCGTCGCGGACGCGGGCGCGGTCTGGTCTGGGCGCCACGCGAACGGGACGATGTCGCGGCCCTTGTGGATCGGGTAGATCGTTTCGTGCACCTCACCGGTGCCGTAGCTGCCGTAGAACTCGACCTCGACGCTCTGATCGGTGGGGCCGGCGAGGTACTCGTTCGCGCCCGTCGCGGAGAACCCGGACACGTCCTCGCGGGTGTGCTCCGACGTCAGCCGGACGCTGCGGGCGAAGTTCGACAGGTCGACCGAATCGACCTCGACTGAGTCTTTCAGGGCGACCCGTTTAGGCATCGTCGTCCTCCTCCTTCTCATCCTTTGGTTTGCGTTTCACGACCTTGATCGAGCCGCGCTCCAACGCCCGTTTCTCCTGCTCCGGGTCAAGCTCGGCCTCGAACTTTTCGCCGGTCTTGTGGCCCATGTACGCGGCCGGGCCGGCGACCCTGTAGAGCGTCACGTCAGCACCTCCGGTGGTGTGATGAACAACCCGACGCGCCACTGGCAGCCGACGGTGTCGACGACGTCCGCGTACGGCCGGATCCCCGACACCTCGCTCGAGTTGTCAACGACCGCGACGTCCTGGATGGCAGCCTCGACACCAGCGGGGCCGTTCGGGTCCAACAGCCGGTACAGCAGTTGGCTGGCCGCCTCGAAGTCGGCGGCCGGGGCCAACGCGCGGACGGTGAACCAGACCTGTTTCTCGCCGACCCCGAAACCGGCGCCGGCCTGGAACGGCTCACCCGGGTAGATGTCGATCGAGGGTGGGCTCGGGTTCCCGTTGTAGTACCCGTAGATCTGCAGCTCGGGGATCTCCAGGGTGAGGGGCGCCAATGCGTCGGCGATCGCGGCGGCGGCATCGTTCGGGCTCACGCGATCGGGTACCGCTGCCGCAGCGGATTCAGGCGCAGGTGGTGGCGGTACCAGGTGTCCCGGGGTGACACGATCGGGATCACGTCGACCGACGCGGACGCGGCCCCGAACGGCCGGTTGTGGGACGCCCACAGCTCGACGGCCCGGTCGAGGTTCACGTCGGTGAGCAGCTTATAGGCGGGGGTGTCGACGGGCGGCGCCGGGTTGTCGACCGTGAAGTTCAGGTCCCAGTCGATCTCCAGCGCCGCCGCGTCGATGTCGCGTTGCATCGCCGCCTGCTCCGCAGCGGTCGGGCTCGGTTTCTGCAGCACCCGCTCGAGCTCGGCGATGTCGACGTACGCCATCGCCCTATTCGGCCTCGTCGATCGCCGCCCGGATGTCCGCCTTCGACGCGGCCGGGTCGACCTCGATGTCGTGCTCGTCGGCGTAGACGAGCAGCTGCGCTTTCGTCATCTCGTCCAGGGTTGGTTGCTCGCTGGGCCCGGGTTCACCGTCGACGTCGGCGCCGTCGCCGGTGCCTTCCTGCCACGGCGGCGACTGGTCGGGCCTCACGACCTGCTGGTTCGGGGCGTCCCAGAGCGTGCCGCTCATGGCGTCTTCGTGATCTTGATGATCCCGGTCGCCTCGACGACCAGCGGCGTGAAGTAGCCGGCGTACGCGACTTGCACACCCAGCACGCTCGGCTCGACGACCTGCAAAGAGCCGATCCGCTCCTCGTACACCTCCGCGGCCGCGGACGAGAACACCAGGGCGGTGTTCGCGGCGATCGCGGTCGAGACGTAGACGGGGATGCCGGCGATCACGCCGGCGAGGCCGGTCTGGAAGTTCGCGGCGCTGAACCCCTGCCCCTGCTGGTTCATCGGCCCGTAGGGGGCGAACAGCGAGCCCCACGCGCCGAGCAGGCCGGGCGGGACAACCGCGAACACGCTCCCGATCCCCTTCGTGCCGGCGTAGATCGCCGCGGCGGCGGCCCACAACGCACCGGCGATCTGGTCGGCGGTGTTCGCGCCGGTCGGGAGTGTCGCGCCGGCGGTCGCTGCCGCCGCGAACGCGGTCGACGCTGCGGATTCGGTTTGAATCGCGTATTGC